AGAAATAGTAACATATCACAATCTGACTCTGGAATCGCAACTCAGACAGATGATGAAAATCAAGATATAGGAGGAGAAATTCAAAATGAAGTATGATTTTGGTGGCTATGCCACACGAAACGATCTTACTTGTAGTGATGGTCGTGTGATCAAAAAAGATGCTTTTAAAGCACAGAATGGACAGACCGTGCCATTAGTATGGAATCATAATCACGATGATGTTAATGATGTACTTGGATTAGCACATCTTGAAAATCGTAAAGATGGCGTATATGCGTATTGTGAATTTAATGACACGGATAATGGCAAGACAGCAAAAGAGCTTGTACAGCATGGCGATGTAAAGTCGCTTTCAATCTTTGCAAATCAGCTGATGCAGAAAGGCTCTGACGTAATTCACGGATTAATCAGAGAGGTTAGTCTTGTACTTGCTGGAGCTAATCCAGGAGCTTTTATTGATGACGTAATTGCTCATGGAGAAGATGGTTCTGGAATTATTGCTTGCTATGATGAGGGTGTAACAGTATTTATGCACTCTGATGACAAACCGGATGACGAAGAGAAAACTAAGGATTCGGAAGATAAGAAAAAAGAAAAGTCAGAAGATGATGAGACCGTTGAAGACGTGTTAGCAACTCTTACTGAAAAGCAGCAGACAGCTGTATATGCCATGATTGGCGCAATGACTGGAGAAGACCCAGAAAACAACAATGACGACTCAGATGATAATGAAGGAGGAAAAGAAGAGATGAAACATAACGTATTTGAGAATGGTGCACAGGCACAGGATAACACACTTTCTCATGCTGACCAGGTGGCTATCCTTGAGACAGCAAAGATGAGAACTGTTGGTACTTTTAAGAATGCATTACAGATGTATGCAGAGGAGAATGCACTTCAGCATGATGCAACTAGCAGTGGTGTTGCAACAGGAGATCTTTCTAAGCTTTTCCCAGAGTATGCAGAGGTAAGACCTGGTGCACCGGAACTTATTACTAATGATCAGGGTTGGATTAGCACTGTTATTTCTAAGGTACATAAGTCACCTATGTCAAGAATCAGAACAACACAGGCTGATATCAGAAATATTGACACTCTTAAAGCTCATGGCTACCAGAAAGGAAAGCAGAAGAAGTTAGCAGGAAACTTCAATCTCGTAAGAAGAACAACAGACCCTCAGACAATTTATGTAAAGAATGCACTCAACAGAGATGATATTGTTGATATCACCGATTTCGACTATGTTGCATATCTGTACAGCATCGATCGTATGAACCTTAATGAGGAGCTTGCTAAGGCAATTATGATTGGTGACGGTCGTGATGATGGTGCAGAGGATAAAATCTTCCCAGAGCATATCAGACCAATCTGGCTTGATGACGATCTTTACACAATTCACGTAGACCTTGATATTACGGCTATGAAGGCTGAACTTCAGGGAACAAATACCGGGGCAAACTTTGGTGATAACTATGTGTACGCTGAGGCAATGGTACAAACAATACTTTATGCAAGAGAGAATTATAAGGGAACTGGCACACCGGACTTATATTGCACACCTCATATGACAAACGTGATGCTCCTTGCAAGGGATATGAACGGTAGAAGAATTTACTCTTCTAAGGCTGAGCTCGCTACAGCATTAAATGTTGGTGGTATCTATACAGCTGAGCAGTTTGCTAATAAGACCAGAAAGACTTCTGATAATAAGATAAAGAAGCTTATTGGTATTATCGTAAATCTTCAGGATTACTCTCTTGGAGCAACAAAGGGTGGAGAGATTACACACTTTACACAGTTTGATATCGACTTTAACCAGGAGAAATCGCTTCTTGAGACACGCTGCTCTGGAGCTCTTACAAGAGTCTACTCTGCAATTGTTATTGAAGAAGATGTAACAGATACTAAGGGTCAGCAGACTGGCGGTTTAGCAGGCTAAGCTAGATCGTAGAAAGGAAATTTCAAAATGAGTAAATTTTTTGGAACAATTGGTTATTCCATATCAGAAGAAACAGCTCCCGGGGTATGGATGGACAATATTGTAGAGCATAACCATTATGGTGATGTTAATAGGAGTAAGGCTCAGCACGAAACTGGAACATCACTTAATGATAATCTCAATATTTCAAATGAGTTTAGTATTATTGCTGATCCATTTGCTTATGAGAATTTCCAGAATATGCGATATATCGTATTTATGGGAGCTAAGTGGAAAATTACGAGCGTAGAAGTTCAGTATCCACGATTAATTCTGACAGTTGGAGGTGTTTACAATGAGCAGACGACTTAAACTGCATAGTATTCTTTGCGGCATATTAGATTGCCCAGAGAGAGGAAAAGAATGTCGAGCTTATTTTCAGCCGCCAGCATCTGTTAGTATGAAATACCCTGCCATTGTGTATGCCCTTAATGGAAAAGATAAGAGGCACGCCGATGACAGGGTTTATTTGTCTTCAAATCGTTATTCGGTGACAGTTATAGACAGTAATCCAGATAGCGACATAGTAGACAAAGTATCTGAGTTACCAATGTGCAGGTTCAATACAGCCTATACCAAGGATAACTTGAATCATACAGTATATGAAATTTATTATTAGGAGGAAATCAACATGTCAAAACTTACATGGGATAATGAAGGTGAGCGATTATTTGAAACTGGTGTCAGTGAAGTCGCTCTTTACCCATTTCAGACAAATGGGTACACAAAGGGTGTTGCTTGGAATGGTGTAAGTTCTATTACAGACAGTCCTGGAGGAGCAGAGTCAAATAAGATTTATGCAGATAACATCGAGTATCTCAATCTTATGTCTGCTGAAACAGCTGGAGGAACTATCGAAGCATACATGGCTCCGGATGAGTTTGCAGAATGTGATGGTTCTGTAGAGGTTGCGCCGGGAGTATATGCAGGTCAGCAGAACCGTAAGAAGTTCGGTCTTGCATATAAGACTATTCTCGGAAACGATACAGAGTCAAATGACCATGGCTATAAACTTCACTTAGTATGGGGTTGTCTTGCTTCTCCATCAGAGAAACAAAATTCATCTGTAAATGAGAGTCCAGAGCCATTGGCTATGTCTTGGGAATATAGCGCAACACCTGTTAAAGTTACTGCGGCTGTTAAGGGCAAGAAGCTTAAAGCAACAGCAACAATGGCATTCGATTCAACAAAGGTAGATGCCACAAAGCTTCAGAAGCTGGAAGGTATTCTTTATGGAACAGATAGTTCTGGATCTACAGAGCCAAGGCTTCCAATGCCTGATGAAATCATTTCCATGATGACAACAGAAGGTTAATTAAATATTCAGTCTATGCGACGTATTCAGTTCGGCTGGCGTCGCTTTTTATTTGAAAGGAGAAATTCAAAATGCATAAAGAAACTATTACTTACGTTGACTTCAACGGGACAGAAAGAACAGAAGACCACTATTTTAATCTCAGCAAAACAGAGATTACGGAGTTAGAAGTAAGTATGCCTGGTGGTCTTGCTGAGTATCTTATGGGAATTGTAAATGCCAAGAATGTTCCGGAAATTATGGCTTCATTCAAGAAGATTATCTTATCCGCATACGGCATCAAGTCGGCAGATGGAAGAAGGCTTGAAAAAGGAGAAGAAATCAGCAAAGCATTCACAGAATCACCGGCATATGACGTGCTGTTTCAGAGATTATTCTTATCTGGAGATGTTAATGCTGCTTCTGATTTTATCAATGCAATCATTCCTCAGATTAAGGATGATGCAGCACAGTCAGCAGCAGAGAATAAGAATTTAACAGTTGTTTCGGGAACGGCACAGTAAATTCCATTTGGGAGGTGTACAGATGCTTAATATCGTAATACCTTCAGTTGAATTATGGGATGAAAAGAATGAACAGTTCATCCATACAAAGGAACGAAAATTACAGTTAGAGCATTCGCTGGTTTCAGTTGCTAAATGGGAAGCTAAGTGGAATAAGCCTTTTATAAACAAGAAAGAGAAAACCACCGCAGAGATTATCGACTATGTGCGATGTATGACCATTACACAAAATGTACCAGATGATTGCTACAACTATTTAACAATAGCAAACATAGAAGAAGTGAACAGGTATATTGCGTTACCAATGACTGCTACTTGGTTCACTGAAACAAAAAAGAAAATAACAACAAATCGAGAGCAGATTACAGCGGAACTTATTTATTACTGGATGATTAGTTTCAATATTCCTATGGAATGTCAGAAATGGCATTTGAATAGATTGCTTACTTTGATAAGGGTATTCAACGAGAAGAATCAACCTAAAAAGAAAATGAGTCAGCAGGAACTATATCGTCAGCACGCTGCAATAAACGCTGCAAATAGAAAGAGATTTCATTCAAAAGGATAGGAGGACGAAATACTATGGGACTTAATGGTATTGATATCAGCGGTTGGCAGGAAGGTATTGATTTATCTGCTGTTGCCGCTGATTTTGTAATTATGAAAGCTACTCAGGGTACTGGATTTGTCAGCAAAGATTTTGTTAGACAGTATCAGCAGGCAAAAGAAAATGGAAAGCTTGTCGGATGTTATCACTATGCCGAGGGAGGCGATTATGTTGCAGAGGCAAACCATTTCCTTGATGTTGTTGGAAATCGCGTGGGAGAAGCTATTCTTTGTCTTGATTGGGAAGGACAGGATAATCCAACATTTGGTGAGAACGATTTCGATTGGGTTAAAGGATTCTGTGATTATGTATTCTCTAAGACTGGTGTAAAACCACTTGTCTATATTCAGAAGAGTGCTATGGAAAGAATTGACGGTATTGGTGATTACGGACTATGGATTGCGCAGTATCCAGATTACACACCAACTGGATACCAGGAGACACCTTGGAATGAGGGGGCTTATGCGTGTGCTATTAGACAGTATAGTTCAGTTGGTCAGATTAGCGGATATAACGGAAATCTTGACCTCGATAAGTTTTATGGTGATGCTGACTCTTGGAGAGCATATGCAGCTATAAACGGAGAGAATGTGTCACCAGAGCCAACACCTCAGCCAGTAGTTAATACTCCAGATGGTTCCACTCTTGAATTAGTTGAAAGAACTATGAGTGGCGAATTTGGAGACGGAGATGACAGAAGAGCTAATCTTGGAACACGATACGATGAAGTACAGAGTTTCATTAACCATATTTATGAAGCTTCTGCCAATGATTTGGCAAATGAAGTTCTTTCTGGAAAATACGGTAATGGTGATACAAGAAAGGCTGTTTTAGGAGACCGTTATTCGGAGGTACAGGGAATTGTAAATGGTGAAGCAGAAAAGAAATACTACACAATTCAGTCTGGTGATGTGTTATCAAAAATCGCCGCTGCTAATGGTACTACGGTTGACAATCTTGTACGTCTTAATGGCATTGGCAATCCGAATCTGATTTATGCAGGTACGAAGATTAGAGTTAAGTAGGGGTAAATACATATGATCAGTTTCAGACAAAAGGGCGACTTCCACAAGCTTACCAGATATCTGGAAAGAGTGAAAGAAGTAGCACAGATAGGCGACCTTGATAAGTATGGTCGTCAAGGTGTGGCAGCCCTTGCGTCTGCTACGCCGAGAAATACTGGAAAAACTGCAAATTCGTGGAATTACGAAATCAAGCAGGAGAAGGGTTCAGTATCTATTAGATTTTATAATACAAATATTCAAAATGGAGTTCCAATTGCAATTATCTTGCAGTATGGACATGGAACTCGTAACGGAGGCTGGGTACAGGGTCGAGATTATATCAATCCTGCTATTCAGCCTATTTTTGACGAAATTGTCAAGTCGGCGTGGAAGGAGGTTACAAGTCTATGAGTACAACTGTTGATCAAAGAGTCGTTGAAATGCGATTTGACAATAAGCAGTTTGAAAATAATATTCAGACAAGCTTATCTTCTATAGACAAACTTAAAAAGAGCTTGAATATGGATGGAGCAACAAAAGGACTTGAAAGTGTTGAAAAAGCCTCTGGTAAGATAAATCTTTCTGGATTATCAAATGCTGTTGAAACCGTTAATGCTAAATTCTCAGCATTAGAGGTTATGGCTATTACGGCATTGGCAAATATTACAAATTCGGCAGTAAATGCAGGTAAAAGTATTGTATCGGCACTAACTATCGATCCAATCAAAACAGGATTTCAAGAATATGAAACGCAGATTAATGCAGTTCAGACAATCTTAGCAAATACTTCATCAAAGGGTACTACCCTTGACCAGGTTAATAATGCATTAGATGAGTTAAATCGTTATTCAGATAAGACCATTTATAATTTTACGGAGATGACACGTAATATTGGTACCTTTACAGCGGCGGGTGTTGATTTGGATACCTCTGTTTCTGCAATTAAAGGTATTGCCAACCTTGCCGCTGTATCAGGATCAAATTCACAGCAGGCAAGTACAGCAATGTATCAGTTATCACAGGCATTAGCGGCAGGAACAGTAAAATTACAGGATTGGAACTCAGTCGTAAATGCTGGTATGGGTGGTCAGGTATTCCAGGATGCTTTAAAAGAAACAGCAAGAGTGCATGGAATAGCTATTGACGACATGATTAAAGATGAAGGGTCGTTCAGAGAAACTTTACAGAAAGGCTGGTTGACATCTGACATTTTAACGGAGACATTATCTAAGTTTACAGGTGACTTGAATGAGGAACAGCTCAGAACTATGGGTTACTCAGAAGAGCAGATAGCATCAATAATCAAAATGGGGCAGACTGCCAATGATGCCGCTACAAAGGTAAAGACATTTTCTCAGTTATTTGACACATTGAAAGAAGCAGCACAGTCTGGATGGACTCAGAGCTGGGAAATTATCGTTGGTAACTTCGATGAAGCAAAAGAATTACTCACAGAGATGAGTAATACATTCAGTGCAATTATAAATTCATCAGCAGATGCTAGAAATAGTATGTTACAGGGTTGGAAAGACTTGGGAGGAAGAACAGCGCTTATAGAAGCAGCAAGAAATGCTTTTGAGGGTGTGCTTAGTATTATTAAGCCTGTGAAAGAAGCATTCCGCGAAATCTTCCCGCCAATGACTGCGCAACAATTATACAATATTACAGATGCGTTAAAAAATTTGACAGCACATTTGAAACTCAGCGATACGAATTCGGAAAATTTGAAAAGAACATTCAAGGGTTTGTTTGCAGTAATTGACATTGTTAAGCAGGCATTCGTAGCAGTTGCAAAAGGAGTAGGCTCTCTATTAGGAGGGACTGGTGATTTAGCCGGTTCTATTTTATCTGTAACAGCTCGTTTCGGAGATTGGCTTGTAAAACTTGATGAAACTATCAAGAAAACAGACATATTTAATATCGCTATACAGACAGTGATTAAATGCATAAAAACAGGTGTGGCAGTAGCAACAGATTTAATTGATAAGGCGGTTGATGCGGTCACAAGATTCGCAAATGCTATAAAGCAAAAGTATGATACTGGTGGATTTGCAGTTATTCATTCTGTTCTGGAAAGAGTACATGCAAGAATGTCAGAAGTTGGAGAAGCTGCTGACGGAATGCGAAGCGGTGTTGAAATTGCAATCGGTGCAATGGGTAAGGCACTTGAAAATTCTAAGTTTTTACAAGTACTCCAGGCATTATGGGATGGGGTAAAGACTATTGGAACTG